TAACCAAGGTCAACTTCACCATCATAATATCGCTGTGCTTTAATTCTGTCTTGGCTTATTTCGCTTTCAACAAAATCCACTGCACTTGCAATAGCATCTTGAACTATGCCTTCGACTTCTCTACGTGACTTTGGTTTTAATTCCATGTTCTATTCCTTAATTCACCATTTTATCTACAGCGTATTGCGTTTGGTCTGCGCCAGCAGCAATAGTGCCTTTTGTTGCGCCAGATGTAAACGAGCGCGTGGCAGCTTCTAATGCTCTAAAGGCAGAAGGATTTGCGGTCTTAACTTGCTCGGCTAAACCGTTCGACACAATTGCCTGAAACAGCTCAACTCGATTCTTCATGGACATTTCCCTAACATATCTTAATCCAGTTGTGGCTGCTCCAGTTATTAATGGAGCAACTAAAGCTCCAACAGGGCCACCAACCAATGCACCGGCTGCGGATGATACGCCCATTGCACCAGTAGCAACACCACCACTAAGTGGGTTTCTACCACCTGTCATAGAGAAACCTGCTTGGCTTATATTTGCTATTAAATTACCTAATGGTGTGCCTTGTTGTATTTGAGCTAATAATGTCAGTTCTTCTTTGTTAAATTGCTTTCTTTTTTTAGGATTGTTTAACAATGTTCGTATTTGATTTTTTAATCCACTTTCTAATCCGCCAGCATAATTTGGGGCTGCTTCGAGTAAATCATTTATTACTCTAGTCTTACTCATTACAGACCAAGTTTTTTGCGCTTCCTTTAATGTTCTCATAGCATTTGCAGGATCTCCAGATATTAATTGGTCTGGTGTTAGTTTAGCTACATAGTTATCAATTGCATCACTAATAATTCCACCAACTCGACGTTCAGCATTGTTAGTAAAATCAGATTTAGGCGCTTGTGTTAATTTGCTAAGAAAATCAATATCCTTCATGCCAGCACTTTTTGTAATATCGCTAGCAAAATCTTTGGCTGCGGCTTCAATCTCCTGAAGAACACCTTTACTTTTAGGAAATAATGTTTTGCTTAATGGCCTTCCGCTCGTACCTACCTCTTCTAAAACATCATCAATTATTTTATTTAAACCTACTGGGTCAATTTGCACGCCAGAGTTTTCTGCTAATTTATATAAATTATTTGCAGACTGCTTTAGCTCTTCAACTGACTTTGCGCCTTGAGCCGCCGCTTGTTGTGCTTTTTTAGTTAGGAAATCCTTAAAAACATCTGACACAGTTCTGCCGGCTACTTGAAATGTGCCGCCAAGTATTGAGCCTAAAGCAACGCCTGTCGGCATAGCCATTAAGCGATCCATCATGTCACCTTCTGATGTCCCTGCTGCATAAAGCCCGCCTGTTACACCACCAAGTGTAGCCGCTTGTTTTAAGTTTTTTGCAGCCCCAAAAGGGACAGCAGCGCCGCCAATAAATTCAGAGCCATATGCCTTTATAGGGTCTGTTTCTTTAAATTCACCAATTCTTTCACGCTCTCTTTGTAGCTCTTGCTGGTATATATCACCTAAAGGCCTATCATCGCCGCTTACAATTTTTTTAAGGCCAGCAGTACCACCCGCTATAATTTCATCTCCAGTGCCAATAGTTCCGCCTTGGAATAATCCGCGAACTGTGCCTAAGAAACCACCGCCAACTTCAGGCTTATCTTTATTAGTAAAGCCAAACGGCTTGCCAGCCTTGTTAGCTTCAACAAGTAAATCGCCAGCTTGCGTCTTATCTAAACCAAGCTTTTTAGCAAAACCCACTACAGGCATTTCAGAATAAAACTTGTTATAAACGCCATACAATAATTCGGCGTCTGTTTTATCTTGATATTGCGGAAACTTTTTTCGTAATGTTTCTATATCACTCATTGTAATTACCTTATTCCAAGAGGGTCATCATCGTCACTCTGCGCTGTGCTTTGTCCATTATCTATACCCACAATATCTGTATAGTAATCTTTAATTGAACCCTGATTTGTAAAATGTCTTAGCGTATCATTTACAGCAGAAAGGGCTTTGCGCTGTGCGTCGATTCTATCTGTAATCCATTTTCTTAACTCGACAGGACTTAAGTTATCATCTGGAAGGCCTGTATCCATAGCAAGCTTTAACTCACCTTCGCTCAGTGCGCCGAATGTAACAGAGCCAATAATGTCTAAACCTAATTTTGACTTAGCAGTTCTTAAAGATTGTGCCGCCGCAGTAATATCAGGTATAAATTGGCTTATTCTACCAGATATTGCAATTCCACCTTCGCCAGCATCCAATGCATCAAGAGCTATTTGGTAATTTGCTAAATTTTGCTTTATTTTTGACATACTTTCACCAGACAGTTTAATCATATCTGATCTTAATATCGCATTTTTCTTTTGGAACTCAACGTCACCTATTAAATCAGCTTGAGCTGTTAACGTACCAGTTTCCCTACTTTGATATATGCCCTTTTGCAACTCAGCGTAGTTTGATTGTGATTTCCGCACAAATTCCATTGCGGCTTCTCCTGTTAACTCTTGCCCACCAGAAGTTTTAACAACAACGCTGCCATCTTTCATTTTTACCAATACACCTGATTGGTCTGGTAAGTCTGATACAGATTGCACGTTTACATTACCCGTAAGAGAATTTTTAAATAATTCTAATTGTTGCTGCCTTCCAAACTGCTTATCCGCACTTGTTTCTTGCATCATATAATTTATAGCTTGACCAGCGTCTATTGCGCCTGACTCTACAGCCCCGGCTAATTTCTCCTGATTATTTGCCCGCAAGTAAGCTACAGTTTTATTTAAATTCCCAGCAGCTACACGTTGCATACCACGCTCACGAATGCCTTCACCTGCACGCATCTCTGGCATAATTAATGGATCAAGTGCGGCGGCAAAGTTTTGCGCTCTACTTAGCCCGGTGTTTTCGTTACGCTTTCTAGCATAATCTAGTAAGCCACCAAAGCCACCTCGAGATTGCGATGGGTTTACTTGCTCTTGAATAATTTCTGCTGGCTTTTTTATCATTACATTAACCCCGCACCAAGTTGTAGATAACTAAATAAACCGGGGTTCATTGTCTTGGTTTCTGATTGTGGAACTGGCGTAACACCAAGAGCAGCAAGTGGTGCATTAAGTGCAGCCGTTGGAGCGCCAGTGTAACCAGCATATTGTTGTTTAGCTGCATCAATGAGTGATTGCTGTAAACCTTGCTGTAGCAGACCTTGTTGGGCTTGCTGTTGCTGTATCGCTTGGCCTGTACCAAATGCTTGCTGACCAAGTTGACCAAGTTGAGCCGCGCCAGCCATTTGTCTGCCCTGCTGTGCTTGTGCTGCTTGCAGTGCTGTGTTGAACCCTTGCTGTTGCAGATTGCCAAATGCTTGTGCGCCTTGCCTTGCAAATCCTTCGTTTGTCAAAGCTTCTGCTACGCCATGCCTTGAGCCGCCAAATGCCCTAGCACCTGAAGCTTGCGCTCCTAAAGTGTTCATCTGCATTTGCCGTTGTCTTTCAAGATCAGCTAACGTGTTTTGCGTAACTTGCCTTGTATATGGGTTCATAAACTGACCAATGTTTGGGGCTTGCATTGCAGCTCTCGTACCCTGAAATGCTTGCTGTAATCCGCCAGCCGCAGCTTGGTTTACGTTAAACCCTTGTGGCTGGGCAGGCGCAGCAGTTGGAGCTGCCATTGGTGAATATTGTGTAGATGGAGATGGAGCTGGCATAGCTCTTGGCATTTCACCATTCCCACCACCTTTGCCGCCAGACATTGGTGGTGATGGTAATGGAGTGAAATCACTTACGCCTGTTGCAGGCATTCCATCTTTTCCCATTGGTCTTACTTGTCCGCCGCCAGCCATCTTATGCTTCCTTCTTATTGTTTTTTGGTAGCAATACTGCGCCTACTGCATATGAGAATGCTTCGCCAACTGTAGCTATCACTTTACCAACTTTATTAGACTTATGTTTTTCTGGACTCATTGTGTGAGCCATTTCTTCTGCCCATGCTTTAACAATAGGCCACATAACTTTACGTGCAACTTTACCGCCAACTGTGTCTCTCTTAACAAAGTCTGCTAGAGGCGCAGCCCATGCATGGTATCCGTTCATTAGTTTTCTATTGTTTCTATGCAACCAGACGCCGTATCTTTGGTCTAACCGCCATATCTCGCGCGGCAAATAACCTAGCTCATAATATGCACAACATAGGATTTTTGATGATCCGCCGCCGCTTGAGCTTGAGCCACCGCCGCTACTTACATTGGGGCCGGGCGCTCTAACTGCATTGCCGCTTCCATCTTTCACAGCGTTACCTTTAGAGTCTCTAACAACTCCGCCAGTATATGTTGGTGTAGGGTTTGAATTATCACGTCTACGTGCAGCCTCTTGAGCAACTAATGCTGCTTCATTTCTTATTGCCAGCTCTTGAGCTTCTCTTTCAGCTACAACTTGAGCATTGTATGCCGCTTGCTCTGCCGCAGATTTATTAGCGTATGCATCCTGTTGTGATTGCGTTGGAGTATTTACATCAAACATTGCATAATTATTTGGGTCAAACCCACCAGCCGCAGCTTTTGCCGCAAGGTCTTTGCTTTGAGCATCAACTGCGCCCTCAAAATTAATTGCTGGATAAATATTATCAGCAACACCTCCAGCAAAACCAGCCAAGCCTACTTCTGGTAAGCCTGTTAAATTGCCGCTTAGACCTCCAGTGACAAGTGAGCCACCATACGATCCGCCAGTGCTATCATAGCCTCTTCGAGTAGGGTTTCCATCTGCGTCTGGGAAGGTGTTATAGTATGCCATTCCGCCTGATGGATTTTGTTTAGATGGTTCTTGGTTTTGCAGCATCTTTAAGTTATCATAAAAACCCATTTGGTTTGAGCCTACAGCACCCATTGCTATATCTTCTTGGGCTAACCTAGCCGCAGCGCCTTCTGGACTTTCGACATATCTTCTCTGGGCTTCGTTCAATACTTGTGTCTTAGGATCGTAGCCGCTTCCGGGTGCTATAGTTTCTGCATACCTAGCCATTTCTTTTTGCGTAAGAGAAGAGCCACTAACTTGCTGACCCATTAAATCATCTAACCTTTGACGATTTTCATCACTGCGAGATTTTCTGCGCATATCTTCCATTGTTAAAGCGTCTTGTGCTGCGCGCTGTGTCTCTGCGTATGTTGGATACATATTATAATCTATTGGAGCGAATGAGTTTTGCCCGCCAGAATATGGATTGATAAAGAAGCTATCCATATATGCTTTCTGCGCTGGCCTTTCCATTGCAAGCGCATTTAAAGATTGCTCATATATTGGAGCTGATGAATAACCACTTACGCCGCCAGCATATTGTGTAGGATCACCCATACCGCCCATTATGTCTTGCTGGCTTGTCGGTGCGCCCATTCCAAATGCGCCAGCAACGTCAGCAGTGTTTTGAAACGCGGCTTGTTGCATAGGCGTGAATGCAGCTACGTCTGGGCCATAGTATGGAACATAACCAAGCTGTGAAATACGTTCAGCTTTGTTTAGGTTACGCTGCGCCGCTTTCTCAATGTATTCTGGGATTTCAACACTTGATGATGTTGATCCGCCTTTGCCACCTGACATTAATCAAACTCCTTAATATACGACGAGTGTAGCTGATTCCAGCCATGCTTCGCCAATGGTTTTTTCCAGCCTACACGCCCCGTCATGGTTAGTGCTGTGCATCCTTGCGCTTTAGCCCACTGTATCACATCTTGATGCATATCCAAAATCTGATCCAATTCACCACCGCCAAGGAACACGTTTAACATTCGTTTACGTGGATATACCACAATTTCTGTTACTATGCACCCCTTTGGCGTAGGCCACAACTGCATTGTCCCTTTATATATTCCCTCGGCCACATCAATAAAATCATGCGTGCCGCCAGAATACTCCAAAGCGGCTTCAATCCAAGTTCTGCAACGCTCTAATTCTTCATTCATGCGTGCGTCCTCGTAATCGCTAGTGTTGAGGACGGTATTGCTGGCACTGGAGATGATGCTGCTGTGTAATTTAAAAATCCAGATGTATTATCCATCATGTAATTTATTTCAAGATAATCATTAGCCGCCACAGTAAATATCTGCGTTCTGGATGTAACGAGTGTAGCATTATTCTGATGTAATGCAGTTGTCATAGCGCCATTTGCTGTATCAACACCATTTATACTAGGCCAAAAATAAAAGTGTATTGTGCTTGCACTTGTCGATGATATTTGTGCTGAAAATGATAATACATATTCACCAGCCTCTTCAAATACAATTCTACTTGTTGGCGTACCTTGTGTAATCTTTGAATGGCCAGACGGTGCATCATAGGTCAGCTTGTATGCCGTATTTGCTAGGGCTGGTGTAACATCTGATGTTTTAATAAAGTTAGCGTGTCCGCCCTCTACTACGATTTGACGCCACTCTCCGCCTTTGCTTACGACTGGATATTCATATGATCTATCCCACATAAGCGTACCATCATCAGCTGCGGTTTCCCCACCAGTTTGCTGAACAAGAGGTGATCTTGTCTGGGACATAAACTGCATGAGGCGTCTGCCCCATGTTTTCCAATCATCTCCATATGGTTCTGGTGGCCTTTGCTGTTGCGTCATCTTCTACCGCCTGCAACGACATCAATTCTATTTACGCCAACACGCCAATCGCCAAGTGTAACTGCGCTAACACGCATTCTCATTTGACGCCCTGTAAATCTTAGTGAGGTTGGTGTGGACATTGTGTATGGCCCGTAATCACGTTCAGTTCCATTTGGATAGAAGCGTGTCTTAAATGTAACATTCACATCACCTTGCGTTTTCTCGTCGGGCAACATTTCAGTTACAGATGCCACTGTATCGCCAGAGCCAAGCATAATAGGGCCAGTTTCAGCAAATGGCACAAGTGTTCCATAATCAAAGCCAATTTCATGCTCATATATTTTGTAGTTATCTGCGTCTACCCAAAGAGGTTTTCTAAATGCGCCTGCGTCTACTCCAGCAGTTCTTGCCAATTCACCAATATACCATGTGTTTTCAATATAGTTAAATACAACGTAGCGATTGTTTTCGGTAGATGAAGCAGATGGGTAAAACCAGAATATCTCACCAAAGTTACTATTTGTTACGCAGAACGCTTTACTTATTTGGCCTCGGTTCATGTCGTTAAACACGTAATCTGCAACTTCGCTTTGTATCTCTTGAACCGCACCGCCTGTATAAGCATAAAATGCGTGTGCGCCTATCCAGAATGCACCGCTATCAACTACTGATACTGCTTTATTTGCAGCTAATCCACATGACGAACCAACACGCTCAATACCATAAACATATGGTGGGCCTACATAATTTGCTACGTGTGCGTCTGTGCTGGTTAAGATAAGCGTTTGGCCTCGCACTTTAATGCCTGCCATAATTTGACCGCTTGTGTTTAACTCTAAATCACCAGCTTCATTTGTGGCGGCTGGCGTCCATAGTGTATTATCTTCTCGATCAGACCATTGCACTTTGCGCGGGTTTCCACCCGCTCCAAGAGCAAATAAGAAACGCTCTTCTGTCACCACCAATGATCTATTATTTATTGGAGCGTTTGCTATAGCTGCGGCTGGTGTGCCTGTAGCCAATGCCCACTCGTATATTTTACCATCATCTTCCGTACATCCCACAAGGTTTTCGCCCCACGTGTCTAATGCCCAAGATGTTGCTGGCTGTATTCTTACTGTGTCTGGACGTTCTACACCAAATGCGTAGCTGCCGTATAAACTACCGCCATACCCCGTAAATGATATTGCGTCATCTCTGCCCGCAGTAAATGAAGTTGGAGTTATATCAAACCTAGAGCCAGTTTGATTCCAGATATATAATTTATTATATGATCCGCCAGCTATCCACCGGGCATTGCTATTATCTATCCAAGATAACATGCCACGCACTGGAGCTGCGGCTGCGTTATCCGAACGTGTACGCCAGCCACCCATTGGGCGCATAGTATTATCTATCCATCGAATTAAATTTGCATCACGCCAGCGACCATTGGATTGCAGGTCAGTTCCGTTACGGTAAACTCCAGAAGGAATATCTAGTGGAATAAGTGGCATATAGACCTCATGGCGTTAAACTTATGGGACTATAACACATTTTGTAGTAAAATAACAACAGGGGCAATGCATGTCGCCCCTGTTGTGTATATTTATTATTCTGCAGCTTCAACTTCAGCTTCAGGTTCTTCTAGTGATACAGCTAAATGCTTCACAAATGCTTCACGACCAATGTTTAGCTGGTCTAGGTTAAATCGAGCATTGTCTAATTTACGGCCCAGATCATTTATGTGGTTTAGCATTATCTTTTGCTCGTCAGTGAAGTCATCAACATTATATTCTATGTCGTTGACTGTAATGAGGTTCTTTTCTTTTTTACTCATTGTAGTCTCCTTTGGTTAGGTTAATTTAGGAAGCGGTGTATCCGTTCCCTGCTGTGATAGCCGCATTAGCCGCTGTCATATCTTCTGATGTCCAGTAATCTTTAGCAACCATTAGTTCTAGGTGCTGAGTATTACGATCCACACAGTCTTGTCGATCTTCTGCATCATCATCTGCCATAGCATTACCTGCTATCACGTCATTGATAAGTGCAACTGAGTCACCCATTGCTGAGTAGTTCTGTGCGATTTGTTCTGCTGTTAAGTCATCCATGGGTTATGCTCCTTCTAAAGCTGTAATACGAGCCTCTAGCTCTTGGATTGTTTTTACTAATAGTGGTACAAGTTTAGACTGATCTATACCTTGGTACTCTGGGTTGCCGTCTGCATCGACTGCATCCTTTGTGCCTGTGATAGCCTCTGGCACGACTGCCTGAACCTCGTGTGCAAGGAAGCCATCAACCGTCTTTTCTGGCGTGCTAATAAAGTTAAACTGATGGACAGGAATTTGCTTGAGGCGGTCTGTTGCACCTGTCAGTTCAACTACGTTTTCTTTTAGGCGGTAGTCGGACGATGTGTTGTATGCGGTACTTGATGTGCCAACATTGATGTTCCCCACTCCAATTCCCGAACTATTTAAGAAAAACCCTGCATAATAATTATGATTTGCTGAAGGTCTGGTTCCAAGTCCAACCTCAGCTGCGCCAATGCCACTAGCGCCAATAGCAGAACCGCCTGATTTTTCTACAGTTAAATTAGGGTTTATGCCTGAACCCACGAAAACACTAGTAGTCCCGATCATAGCACGACCACTGCTGTCAACACGAACCCTAGGATTACCATCCCCATCAGACAGCACGATGTTGTTGCTTGAGGTGCGGATGTCTAGGCCGTGTTGGTTGCCGTTGTATAGGCCAACAATAGTGTTCTTAGCTCCAGAAGTTACTCCAGACCCAGAACTATAGCCTACGAAAGTGTTATTACCACCTGTAGTATCAAATCCAGAGCCTCTCCCAAGAAAGGTACAGTTGCCATTACCATTTAATGTGTAGCCAGCATTTCTACCTATAACTACGTTATCTCCACCTGTTTGGTATGCTCTTAGGGCATTATCTCCAATAGCTACGTTGCCTGATGCGGTGGTGTTGTTTTCTAGAGCCTGTGCACCAACAGATACGTTGCTTGAGCCTGTAGTGTTACTAAATAAAGCACTTCTACCATGAGCCGTGTTACTAGCGCCTGTCGTGTTAGTGTATAAAGAATACATACCACTAGCAGTGTTGTCATCTGCGGTAGTGTTGGCTTGTAAAGAGTTTCTACCAATAGCAGTGTTAGCTGTACCAGTAGTATTCGCAGAAAGAGATTGATACCCAACTGCGGTGTTGTTGGATGCGGTGGTGATCGCATCACCAGCTAATGCACCGATGAGGGTGTTCTGTACACCTGTTGTGATTTGCTCACCAGCATTAGCTCCTACAGCCGTATTAAAACTATTTGTAGCTGAAGCATAGTTTTGATTTGCTAATGTACCTCTTCCTATTGCTGTACTAAAACTGCCTAAATCATCTGCACCTAAAGAACCGCTACCTAATGCTGTATTGTAATTAGATGTTGTGATAGCATCACCTGCAAGACTACCAATGAAAGTGTTTTCTGTACCCGTAGTATTACTAAGCCCAGCCTGATAACCAACAGCAGTGTTGTTATTTGCGGTGGTGTTTGAGTATAAAGAGCTATGCCCTAAAGCTACATTATTACTTCCTGTAGTATTAGTATAAAAAGCATTACGCCCTAATACTGAGTTAAGATTGCCAGTAGTAGTATTATATAAAGCATTCATACCAACCACAGTGTTGTTTGAACCTGTAGTATTACTGTACCCTGCACCTTTACCTATAAAAACAACTTCACCCGTAGTATTACTAAACCCAGCTTGATAACCTACTGCCGTGTTGTAGCTTGCGGTGGTGTTGTTGGTTAGTGCTTCTGCGCCCAAAGCTGTGTTATATTGACCAGAAGTATTGTCATATAAAGCGAGAGAACCAAAGCCGCTGTTTTGAGAACCTGTGGTTGAGTTTAAAACCGCACGACCCATTGCGGTGTTTGCGTTACCACTAGCGTTAGAAGTTAATGCCTCTGTTCCTACCGCAGTGTTGTTTCCACCAGAAGTTAAGCTATCCAACGCAGTATCACCTAACGCCACATTGCCTGTACCCGTAGGATAGTTCCCGTCCAGCTTGATTGTGCCGCCGTCTACTGAAACATTACCTGCAACTGTAAGGGATGTAAGGCTTCCAAGTGACGTAATGTTAGTTTGTGCAGCAGTTGTTAGCGTACCCGCAATATTTGTAAATGTACCAGCCGCAGCTGATGCTCCGCCAATGACTGTGCCATCAATCGTACCAGAGTTAATATCAATACCCGTGACAGGTGTTGTCCCGTCTAGCAGATTATCAACGCTATCTAAATTGGTGTTTATCTTTGTACCCCAAGTATCTTCAGACGCGCCAACTTCTGGCTTCACTAAGCTATATGTCGTTGTTGTAGTATCAGCCATGTTAATCTCCTATGCGGCGTTAGCCAAAGTTATACTTCTTGCCTATGAAGCTGTCCATTCCATCTATGTAGGGGAAGTGGCAGACCAATCATTGACTGCGTTAGGCACATATTGCCACGTTTCGGGTGTCTTTTCAAGGGGTGTCCATATTTCAGGCGTATTTTGTTCAACTTCCCACTTCTCAATTGCTCGGCATGTCGTAGACAATGCTGTTGCAATTGCTGACGCGGAGAACTGCACCCGGTTAACTGTAGCAGTTGTGCTTAGTGCTGTATTGATTTGCGATGCACCGCTAAATACAACAACTGCGTTTGATGATGTGCTAGATGATGGTGTTATATTTGATATTGCATGTCTCACACGCACCATATCTGAGCTGGTTGTAGATGTTGTTGCTATTGCGCTGCTTGAGTTACGTGTTCTTGCGCCTACAGCAGATGTAGATGAGCTAGCAGGTATTGCTGATGCAACTTCACGCACACGCTGGGCAGAACCAGACGTTGTTGATGATGTTGTGCTACTTGCGGATGCTTCACGCACTCTTTGCGCTTGCGTTGCAGTAGTGGATACTGTGATTATGTCAGATGCACTTAACCTAACACGCACTGAAGCTGACGCTGTAGACGCAACTGTGATAATTGTGCCAGCGCCATCCGTGACAAAGCCATCTAGCCCAAAATTATATGAGCCATATGTACTGCGTCCATATCCACTGCGGTATTCAGCCATTAGTCTAGGGTAATATCAAGATCGCCTGATGGTAAGCGGAAAACATCACCTGTATCAATTGTTTTGCTTGTGGTTAATGCAGCATACGCAATTAAATTGCCGCCAGATGCAGCATCAAACACGCCTACGTGTGTTACTGTGCCATATCCTGATGTAGCTGTATCCCACTCAATAGCTGCGTTATTTGACGCTGTATTTCCTGATATTGTGAATGTTACAGCTTGACGACCATATCCACCGCCAGACACTTCTGTGCCACCGCCTGTATCATCTGGTGCGCCAGTGTATAATGCTATGTGCCACGCTGTGGGGCGTGTTGCGCTACCTGTTGTAAACACCCACGTTAGAACTGTTGTCTCGAATGTATTAGAAAAACTCATTTTAATATGCCCTTATTTTCATACGACGACCAGAGCCGCCAAATTTAGCTTTTTCACTTGCTTGGTTTATTGAATCAATTGCGCTTTGGTATAATGCCGCCCATACTTGTATTCTAGCGTCATCTTTTAGATATGGCGCAGAATGTATTAGTGAACCATACAAATATGCGTCAGGGTAATGCTCCAATATCCAATTTGACGTATTACTATCAGATAATGCGTCTGTTTTACCAAAATAATACAATTCTGACGTGTATGTGCCATCTGGAACTGGATAAACCTCTAATTCACCTGCTGTAACTGCATAATATGCTGGTTGCCCGCTCGTGTTTAGGTTTCTAAACTTACGATCAAGCATTTCTGCTTGTGATATTAGCTCAAGTGGGCGTGTATCTCCGCTTGTAATATAAAACCGTATAACTTCGAGCATATCTGCGGGTATTGCACTATATTGCGTGTCAATCTCGGCTGTGCTGCGCTTTTCTTGCCGCCAATGACGGATTTGCCTGTTTAAATCTGCTTCTGCGAGTGAGACAAACGTAGATGACACAGATGTTAAGTCATCTCTATTCAGAAAATCTGCAATATTTGTCTTTAATTCTGCATATGTTGTAATTGGCATTATTCAACTCTCAGTTTATTTCTGTATAACATATTTATTAATAAGATAGTAGCCCACGTTCTAACTCTTGTTGTTTTTTATATTCTTGCATAGCGGTCAATACACCCGGTGCTAATAATCCAGCAGCAGTTAAATTTTTTAAATGTTTAAATTCTGGATCAAATCTTGCAAATTTTGACCTTAATGTTGTTGGGTCAAATGTAACTGCTGTTGTCGCCATCTCTGGGCTTAGTCCAATATGATCTGGGTGAGGAAACTGACTTCCAATATCAACGACATCTTTAATAAGTAATCCGCTACTATCTGTAGTTCTTGCCGCCCTAGCCGCCTCTGGAGATGATGCCCAAGATGCCCAATCTTGTGTCATATCTGATATTTTTTTACGAGTAGGTATTCCATCTTGTTTGAAATTCATTCTAGCGTACTTTGGGGCGTCACCCCAATTTGCACCTTCAAAATTTGTTTTTGCGTAATTATCTGTTTTACCTAACAATGGGTAAACTGCACCTCTATCATCGTATAGATTGAAAGCATCTGTTGAAAAATCTCGACCAGCAGTAGGATTTTCAGTTGGGCTTCCAGCATACCTATTCGCATTATACCTATCTGTTGTACTCCAAATGCCAGTGTCGTAATCTTGACCGCCAGCTATGTCAGCATCCATAGCTTTTATTCCACCTTGTCCGCCATGAAATAATTCTTTGTTATAGCCAAGCTGGTCAGCTCGTAACTTTCTAGCGCCCTCACTCATATTTAACGGCGTGTTATTAAACATATATTGTGGGTCTGCCATAGACATCATTTCGTCAGTAACATACTTTGCCTCACCCTTTGCGCGTAGCTCTAGAATTTCTTTTGCAGTTTTTTCTGCTTTATTTTTAGGCTTGGGTAGTGATGGGCTAGAAAGAGCATCAAGTATACCTTTAACCTCTGAATTAAAATTTGGATCGTAATCAAGCAGTGGCGTCGATGTGTCAGCGCCATCTAAATCAATAAAACGCACTTTTGCATTTTGCACGCCCTCTTCCGCCACTTTAGTCAACCTATGATGTCCATCTTGAACAAACATTTTTCCGTTTTTTCTAACGACAAAGGGCAACTCACCAGCGCTAGAAGATGTAGTAGAGAAATCTGGGTTTACTGTAGGTTGCGTAGCATAAATCTGATTAATCGGCACTTCCTCAACACGAGAAGTAAGTGCTGATACACGTCGATTTTCTTCTTTATTTAATGTGGGTTTTTCTACATCTCTAAACGTCCAGCCTGTTTGTGTTGGGTCAGCTTTAGGATTTAACTTTATATTACCAAAAGACATGCCCAGCGCGTTTGGATCAACTTCAATCCGTTTAGCTTTATCAAGTAATCCCCTTGCGCCCTTCTTAATGCCGGCAGCCATAGCGTCGCCAAGGCCGGGGACTAATCCAACGAGAGCTGCGCCGCCTAGAGCTGCCACCATTGCATAATTAGGGTCTGGCTTTTGTAATTCGTCGTAAACTTCTTTGGCTGCCATAGCGTCGCCAATGATAGGCGTGGCTTCAGCTACAAATCTTGCGGCGTCCATTGCTGTAATACCTTGGTATGGCGTCGCCGTTCTCTTTCCAGAGAAACTCATTGGCCTTTGTTGATCTAGTAAGCCCATTAGTCAAGAAAACTTTCTGCCATACTTATTGTATTAAAAGCTCTAGCCAATGCAGCTAATCCGTCAGGCTGTGACATGCTATAAGAATAATTTTGTGGGTCTCTATTATACATATCTGTCAGGTATTTAACAAAACCTTGCTTGTTTGGTATCGCCATATCTTGCAATTGAAGCATGTCTTCATATGGAAGCAGACTGGTAAAAGGAGAAATATCTGAGCTAGGCGCTTGGCTTGACCTTAGTGGCGGCGGGCTAGTCTCAAGTAAACCAAGTTTTCTTTTAGTATTTGCAGGCGCTTCAGTCATCTTTGACAGCAAACCTTCTTTGACAGGATCATTGCCAGCAAAGTTAGCTTGGCCTAGCGTGCCGTAATATGTTTTTTCACCAATATTTTCTACAGGTTTGCCGCCAGTAGTCATAAGCGATCCATTAACATATTCCATCTCGTCGCCGGGTGTTAAGACATTAGCCAAAAACTCAGTAATGCTGTTTCTATCGCTTGCACCTTTATCTAGCGAGTTAAGAAAACTTAAAAATTTATTTTGTGCCATAATCCTAGCCTATTTAATATATTAACTGAACTTATCACAATTTTTCCATATTAGCTAGTACAACACGCATTCTATCTGATAGCTTCCACGTTCCAGCTCTCCAGCGGGCGGCGTGTTGTGCATCTTCCAAAGATAGGCCTCGGCTCATATAATTTCTAATCCACTTATTCAT